CACAGATGAGAAAGTTACAGGCGTATTCAGTCACCCCAACGGTGGAGAGCTTGCCGTTACATGGACAATTGAACAGGCAACCAAGATCGGGCTTGTCAAACCAGGTTCGGGCTGGCAAAAGTTCCCAAGAGCAATGCTCAGATCCCGATGCATTTCGGAAGGTATACGATCGGTGTTTCCTGGAAGTGTTCAAGGGTTCTATTCCGTTGAAGAAGTAAGTGACTTTGATCCTCCCAAGCCAAAGGATATGGGTGGGGTCGTAGTCGATACCAGCACAGGGGAGATTGACCTGAACACGATTACCGAGGACATCCCCGACAAAACGCCAGACATTCCCAAAGGTAACTTCGGGAACATGGTTCATAAGCTGCACTTGTATGTGCCAGGTCAGCAAGATCCCTACGCTACCTACTTCAACCTAGAGGATTGGATCGAAGGATTCCTGGATATTTTCAAGCGCATTCAAGATTCAACCAAGTATGACGATCGAGAAAAAACCATGAAGTACAACCAACTGCGTGCTGCCAATGATGCCTTTACTAAGACATGGAGTGGTATGCAGACATCTAAGTTTTTAACCCGCATAGCTGAACTAAGGAGAGATTAAATGGCTAATGGACATATCGCCCAAATGGGCAAAGGCGTATTGTTTGGTAACGCTGATAAGAAGCATGAGAAAGCACCCGATTGGAAAGGCACGATGTTGCTGTCTGAGGACTACAAAGCGGGTCAAACGCTCAAGATTGCTGGCTGGACTAAGAACACCCCAAAAGGGCAGCTCATTAGTCTATCCGAGGATAACTGGAAGCCACAAAACACCCAGGAATATCCAAGAGAAGTAAACCATGTTAAAGATAGTGATGTTCCATTCTAAGGAGAAAACCATGAAAAAATTAGTTGCGGTAGCCTTGCTTGCAATGTTGTCCTTTAGCGTATCTGCCCAGGTGAAATGTGAATCCGATGGGCGTGGTGGTATGTGCTGCTGGGATACCAGAACACAAGGACCATTTAAGCCGATTGGCTGTTAAGTTACGGGTGAAAGCGGATGCTGGAACTGTTAAAAGGGAAGCAGACAGTCGCAAAAGTCGTCTTGGTTCTAGACCAAGTGTGGACTTCCTGACCAGATGCAGCGAGTAGCCCACCTTTTATGCTATTAGAACTGCCATACCCACCGTCAATTAACAATTATTGGATAGCGAGTGGACACCGAAGGTTTATCAGTAAGCGTGGTGTCTTATTTAGGCAAGCCGTAGCGGAGTATGTCATTGAACATGGAGTGCCAAAATTGGGCGATCAAGCATTGAGTGTGCATATTGTTTTAAGACCACGCAGCAAGAAGCTGATGGATATTGATAACTGTGCCAAAGCAATACTAGATGCTTGCGAACACGCTGGCATATTTGATAGTGATGTCCAGGTGGAAAAGCTATTGATTGAACGGGGATTACCGATAAAGAATGGCGGTTGCGTTGTATTAATTGAAGTAATCCCCTCTAGCTCAGAGGAGAATCCGCAAGGATAGTTAGGTAAGGTGCGCCAGCCATCTTTTTGAGCAAGCTGGCACTAACGAGGAGATACCATGAAACCAGTTCCATACAACACAGGCAAGGTCATGATTGGCAGCAAGTATGTACCACCACCCGTTAACTACATGAATGACGATAACGAGTTTATTCAAAGCGTGATGCTCGGTTTGTGGGAACGAGAGCGATTGGCGCAAGTCAAGTGGACTACTTACTTATTAGCTTTGTTGCTGTGCATCATTTCGTTGATGGCATTGAGGTAGCCATGGACTTTGATGAAAAAGACGATAGCTTGATGGATACGGTTTGCAAGGTACTCATTATTTTTATAGTGATTCTGCTTGCCTTTCTGATTAACTGGATTATCCAAAAGACATGATCTATTTCTTATCGAGTTTAGATACCTATGAGATTTCATGGGCAGCCGCAGAGCGCTGTAAGTTCAAGCGGGATCATGGTCTAACAAACCCTAAACGAGTGGATAAGGCACGGGATAACTTCCAGCTTGCCAGAGAAGGATTAACAGGCGAGTGGGCAGTCAGCAAGTATTTGGACTTACCCGTAAATACCGAAATTTATTTGGGGGGTGACAAGGGATACGATTTTGAATATCGAGGTCTAAAGGTCGATGTAAAGACGACACGGGCTAAGTTCTTATTGTTTACCAAACTCTCTAACTTCAAAGCCGATGCAGCCATCCTAGTGCGCTACCACAAGGATTTTATTGTGGAGATTGTAGGCGCAGTCACACGGGATGACTTTATTAAGCACAGTCAAATTAAAAACTTAGGTTATGGCGACCACCATGTCATGACACCCGAACAACTAACACCCATTGAGGAATTTAAAAATGCAAGAGAACGAGAAGAAGCCTAAGATATTTGTAGCTACACCCATGTATGGCGGGATGTGCGCTGGGTTTTACACCCAAGCCATCATTCAACTCTTAACCACTTGCCAGGCTAATGGCGTGGATGTGGAGTATAGCTTTATGTTTAATGAGAGCTTGATTACCAGAGCTAGAAACTCACTTACCCACACCTTTATGCAATCCGATTGTAGCCATTTGATGTTCATTGATGCCGACATTAAGTTTAGAGCTTCCGATGTGATTCACATGATCCGAGCAGAGAAGGACATTCTGTGCGGGATTTACCCTAAGAAGGAGATTAACTGGTATTCGGTTAAGGCAGCCATGGATCGTGGTGTGCCATTCGATCAACTCAAATCCCATACGGGTAGCTTTGTAGTCAATCTGGTTAACTATGTGGGCGAGGTCACCGTACCCATCCATGAACCCGTGGAGATATTCAATGGCGGTACAGGCTTTATGTTGATTAAGCGTGAGGTCTTTGACAAGCTAGGAGAATCAGTACCAAGCTATTCCAATGATGTGGTTGATCTGGGTGGCAAGATGAAGCAGTCTGAGCCAATCAAGGAGTTCTTTACCACATCCATTGAGCCAGGCACAAACCGATTGCTCTCCGAGGATTATCATTTCTGCCGTATCTGGCGTGAATCGGGTGGGCAAGTACACGCTGCGCCATGGTGCGAATTAGCACACATTGGTACTTATGCCTTTGAAGGTCAACTCACGCCAACGGCATAACCATGAATAAAGTATATTTTGGAGATTGTCGTAATTCCTTAAAGCAAATTAAGCAAGATGGCATTACTGTACAAACTTGCGTTACTAGCCCTCCATATTACGGATTAAGAGATTATGGAACTGGCACTTGGATTGGTGGAGATCCAAATTGTTCGCACAAAAGAGATAGTAAGTTTTCTGCAAAAACCATAACTGGACATAAAAATATGGGTGGCGCAGTTGGAGATGGAATATATAAGTCTGAATGTCCTAGGTGCGGAGCTGTAAGGCAAGACTTACAAATTGGATTAGAACAAACTCCACAAGAATTTATAGAAAATCTTGTAGAAGTCTTTGCTGGTGTGTGGGATGTTCTTGCTGATGATGGTACTTTATGGGTAAACCTTGGAGATAGTTATTACAACTACAGACCAGGCAAAGGTCAGGCGTTAGTTAAGCAATCTGTTGCCAATACAAATCAAGATTTGCCACAAAACTGTGCAAGAAGGGCAAATAAACTTGATGGCTACAAAGAAAAAGACCTAATGGGTATGCCTTGGAGATTAGCCTTTGCCCTACAAGACTTTGGCTGGTATTTGCGTCAAGACATTATTTGGCATAAACCAAATCCAATGCCTGAATCAGTACAAGACCGTTGCACCAAAAGCCATGAGTACATATTTTTGCTAACTAAAAATCAAAAATATTACTTTGATAACAAATCCATACAAGAGCCAGCCGAAAATGCTGGAAAGATTAGCGGTTCTTTTAAAGGCAGACAAGGCGGTGCAGAATACCATGCGCAAAGTGGTGGTGTTGGTAGCGATTCAAAAGAATATGAAAAAAGAAATAAGCGAGATGTTTGGTCAGTTCCCGTTAGACCTTACGCTGGTGCGCATTTTGCTGTTTACCCAGAAGAATTAATAAGACCTTGCATATTGGCTGGAAGTCGTGTTGGCGATGTTGTTCTTGATCCTTTCTTTGGTAGCGGAACTACTGGTGCTGTTGCACAAAATTTAGGAAGAAAGTGGATAGGATGTGAATTAAATAAAGAATACGAATCTTTACAAATGGATCGTTTAAAACAAAATAGTTTGGAACTTTTATGAAAAAATTTACCATTAATAACCTAGAGCTTGAGTTCAATGACGAAAACCTAGTGTCTGTCTATCAAGAGAAGTACCGCTTATATGACCGTTTCTTGCCACACTTAGCGAGTTACCTAGAGGGTACTGTAGTGGATGTTGGCGCTAATTGTGGTGCGCTAGCAGTTGCTATGGGATCAAACAATCCAGCTCTAGAGTTTGTCTGCATTGAACCAGAGGACAAACACTTGTTGCACTTACGCAACAACATACGCTTAGTCAGCAATAAGATTCAGGTGGATAAAGCCAAGATTGGTACAAACTTTAAGCTGCTCGATAAAGTTATACAGGAGTTTGAGGTTAACGATATAGGATTGCTCAAGGTGGATGTGGATGGCTATGACTGGGATGTATTGGATAGCTATTCGTTTAGCCAAAAGCCACCGATCTACATTGAGGAGGACTTTAAAGAACCTTGGCAGTATGACAAATACTTTGCCATGAACCAACGCTTGTCTAATCTTGGTTACAACAATATATGGATGTTTGACAACTACGGATGTCTAATCGGATTTACTAAGGATTGGGATGTGGTTAGTAGTCTTAATGCGTATGTCAATCGCATGAAAGCTGGGCAGTCAGCCATTACATTGTGGTACATGGATTTGCTGCTATGCCAAGACCAGGATGTTGATAACCTAGGTCAAGGCGTAATCAGCTATATCAGCGCTTAGTCTTGCGCTTTGCAGTCTTAGCAGAACGGACAAAGGCTTCCTTGGTTGGATAGCCTTTCTGTCCTGGCTCTTTGGGAGGTAAGCCCTTCTCTCTGCGCTTGTTGATGTTGTAGTACAAACCCTTCTTTATCGGCATTTCCATCTCCTTAACGATGCTTTAGCCCTAGTCGCTGGTCCTTTAGCCTTACGCACAACTCCAGCCATACGAGCGCAGAATGATGCCTTACGCCCTTTGTCAGCCTTGGTGCGAGGGTTAGGTGCTGGTGCTTGGAGATTGCTGCCTGTAGCTCGGTTTAGCTTGGCTCGACCTTTAGCAGTCAAGCCAGCGCCAGCCTTTACAGATAACTTCTCTCCACGCCCAACAGACAGACTAGGATTCTTTTTTGACATTAACGCTTCATCTTGCGACCAGAAGCCTTCTTCATGGCATCACGCTTCATGGCTGCATCGGAGTACATACGACCAGCAGCAGCTTCACGCTCGCCACCCTCTCTCTCCATTTGACGGGCAGACTTGTTGCGATCCTCTATGGGTTGCATTTGCTTTTCATTTTCCATTATCGACTTCCTTTTCTAGATTGACGGGGTTGTGGTTTACCAGCGGTGCGTAATGCAATGGCGATAGCTTGCTTTTGAGGGCGACCTTCCTTCACCATTTTGCTGATATTGGATGAAACTGTCATGTCACTACTACCTTTTTTAAGCGGCATATTGGCGTGTTCCTTGTTTGTCTATGATTAAAGCCTGTTGGCGTGGCTTGTCCTCTGGGTTATTAGGGATCGAGATATGTGTCCACCGATCAAACTCCCGAATGATCTGATCGTATCCAAGCCCAGCAGCCATCACAGCCTTGACCACCTCATCGGGTGTCATGCCTGGAACACGAATGTCCGCTGCACAGCCAATGCGGTGCTGGCTTGTATCTTTAGAACCAACTGCATCGTTGACTTGCTTGCAACGGAAAGCAGAATTAATCATGACTGGCTTGCCACCAAGAACATCCTTGACTTGCTCTAGGAATCTAGCCAAGCGCACCAAGTTAGCAAGCTCATCCGTATTGGGCGTGTTGTCAAACTGCCGATGATCGGTATGGGTTAATTCTTCAAGGGTGAAGTGCAGACTAAGCGGGGTTACCATTTTTCTTGGCTTTCATATCCATAATCTTTTCGAGGGTGCGACCACCAAAGTAAAAGCTCATAATCAGCATACCCCATTGACCTAAGAGTTCTACATAGTTATTGTTGACTTCGATGTCTGCTGCACTCATGGCAGCAAAAGCGGTATAAACAAGCAGTATAAAGATTAAGGTCATGGGTCTTATGTTCTTAGACAGCCAAGAATCACTAGCCATGTCTGCTTGGGTACGCTTAGTAAGTTCTTGAGCTTCGATATTATCAGCGTTTAGTTCAGCTAGTCTGCCTTCTTGTTGCATCTGCAACAATTCTTTCTGAGCTTTTGCTTTCGCTTCAGGATCAGGAATAAATTTGTCTAGAACTTTCATCCCAACATCTACTAGTGCCATTAGAGGTAACATTATTTCTTACTCCTTGCTAACATAGTTGCAGCAATAAAAAGCATTGCTTTAGCTTGCTCTAAATCGGTTGGGGGTTTATCCCAACCTACCGTAATCTGCCCTATAAATCTACTGGGGTCGGGCGGTACACTAATTCTACAACCAAATGTCATTCCTTTTTCAATATACCAAAGCCCAATTTCTGACTGTGCCGCCTTGTATCCACCGCAAGGAATATCACCAGCCATTAAAGCGACTACATCTTGGTTATTTGATTGATTAGAAGTAAACAACCCAACATCCAATCCATCATTCGTCTTATCCCGACCTGTCTTTGTATAGGCTCGATACTGAATTCTAGTGTCAAACAAAGGATTAACTTTAAATATCGCTACAACGGTTGCATCAGTTGTTTTAAATAAATGGACTGCGGCATCATCTACCCTATCTTCGGCAATACTGGGTAGCTTCTGACTTTCTTTATAAGTTCCAACAATCAGCTCTTGGTTTTCATAAAATACCCAACCTCCAAAGGCTAAAGCCGCCATCAAAATTACTGCAAACAGTTTAAATGGGGAATCTACATACGCCAATACTTTAGATAGCGTGTCATTGGCGTTAAGTTTTTCTTCAGCCATTATTTTTTACCACCCCACACAATAAAATAAGCAATCCAAGCTGCTGCCATAAAACACCAAAACTGTACCGAGCGAACCTTTGACAACTCGGCATCAAAATAATCTTTGTCTGCCTTTTCCAGCTTCTCAATTTCAGTCTTAATCTGTATTAACTTATCCCACTCTTTAGTACCGTGCTGCTTTATAAACTCTATGCGTAACTTATATTCCTCATCCGTAATTTTCTTACGGTGCTTATACTCCTCAAGGGCTTTAAAGATTGCCCGTTCCTTATTAAACTCTGCTTCTTTGCGCTCACGAATTTTTGCTTGCGCTCTTTGCTTTGCTACATCGACTGCTTCCTTCTGTACTTCCTCAATGTTCTTACCGATCTCACGACCAGCTTCACGACCTGTTTTAATCCCTTCGCTGATGCCTTTAGCGCCAGCAGATAACCCCAGTTCGTCTGACATACATCATTGCAAGCCTTCACCTGGTGTTACATAAACAACTGCATTACCCGATGCAACAATCGCAGATACATAGAATACATAGCCACCTTCGGTAGTTGGTATGCGTGGTGCAGTAAAAGTAGCTGTTTGATTATTATGTAGGACTGTTCCGTAATTAGGCGTTCCAGCAACAGGAATGGCAACATTGGATGTGGATGTTGTGCCACAACGAATGAACACCTCGGCAGCCGTACCATTGTGGATACGGAGTTGATTGCATGGGGAATCGGCTGTTATAGCTACGGTGTTAGCAGTTGTAGCTACATTTATTCGTACCGTTTTGCCCATCTCTTGAAATGGGATATTGTTCGCCATTAGATGATGTCCTTCCCACCAGCGTTGCCAGGCTTGGAAGTCGGTGATTTCTTAGGGTCTGTGCCACCAAAGTTAAACATGGAGCGATAGCCACCATTAGGCAATTGTCCTGGACTCCAAGCTACTCCACCACCCGTTGTATCCGATGGTGCTTGTGGTCGGCAAGCGTAAGTGTAGTCATAGCCTTTATTCGGTTTTGTTAACGGAGCTTTCATTTGGTTCTCTCTTTCGTGTGTTGAGTAGAAGATAACTGAAAAGGCAGAAAAACGCCATAGTTCCTAGTCTTTCCAGAGTTGGTTCGTACATTGTCCAGCACGCTAGGCTGAAGGTTAATGCTAAAGCCAAAATCACCATCAAGCGGTCTGAGATGACCTTTAATGCTAGGCGTATTAATGCGACTGCTTCCATAATTATCCCCTGAATGATTAAACAAGTTCATAGTTTAACCTTCCTCATCATCTGTTGCAATAAACCCACTACCCCACTCATCGTCAGAAATTTTCTGTTTGAGCTTTTCCACATTAATGGCACGGTCTAGCACCTTACACTTGTCCGTTAGGGATGCTTCTGGATCATTCATCACATCCGCCAACAAAACCTCAATGGCGCTTTCTAGTTCGGGGTTTAAACCCTTTGATTTCTTGACCATTAATCAACTACCTTGCCAACAAGCCACGCAGCTAATGAACCACCAGCGCCATATTTTGCAGCTTTGTAAGCGGCATTTTTAAGTGCTTGTTTTGCTATTCCCGCATCATTAATAGTTTTAGAAATATTATCAATTTCCATTTGCAATGCACGATAGGCTTTTTGGTCGATAAGTTGACTGTCTAATAATTTTTTAGAGAAAGAATCACCAATAGAAACAACGGTTTGCGGATCTTTAGCAACAACTAAATCCGATTCAAACTTTCTAATGTCGTTTAATAATTGAGTTTGTTCTTTAACGGTTTTTTGTTCTGTTTCGCCAATTTGTTTAGCAACTTCACCACGCTTTTCAGAGGTTCTCAAGTTAATAGCGTAACGCTCTGCATCTGACAAAGCATTAGTTTCTCTTAACATTGCACGATTTTGACGGATAAAGTTCTCAACCTCTTTAGCCGATCCCTTGCTTTCTAGTTGCGCTGCAAAAAATCGTTTTGCTTGGGATTCTGCCAATTGGCGGTTATTGCCTAAAGTGCCAATCAAGGCATCGTAGTTCTCTTTAGACTTAAATACTGCGCCAGGCAAGTCTTTAGCAGAGTAATTAAAGAAGTTTGTACCAGGAGTGGGTAACTGTTCTCCAGTCAATACTTTTCCTACTTTGCTTTGGAACACCCGTAATGGCTCAGAATCCTTTTTGTATTGAGATAAGAACTTGGCAATATCAGGAGAAAACTCTTTCATAATGGATTCAATGCGTTTTGCTAGTTGACCAGCCATTTGCTGTCCAATTGCATCGTAACCTTCCGCTGGCAATCCTAAAGCACGGTCATTTAAGAATCGTCTTGCTGTTTCCAATCCTTCAAAGCTAGCTGGTGGTCTGCTTATTACCTCTCCCGTTTCATTAACAACGGTGCGATCTAAGAAGCCACGAACCTTTTTTAACTGACCAGCAACCTCATCAACTGGCGCATTAGTTAAACCCGTAACTGGGTTACGGATCATTGCATCAATCTCTTGCAAGGCATCGTTATAAGCCTTGGTTGATTCAACGGTTTCGTTCGCTGCTTCACGCTGAAACGCCTTACCGAAAGCATCTTGCTTCAAGGTTTCTGCATTAGCAGCTCGTCTTGCTTTTAGGGTGTCCATGACACGGGTAGCTGATCCACGAATCTCATCACCAATTTCTTGGGTAGTTTGGGCAATTGGTTTAAACCGACCAGCTTCTTGAGCTATACGCATACCAGGTAATTCTCTAGCTGCTAACTCAGTTTCTCTAGCTTGGCGCTGGGCTGTGGTTTCTGCTGCACCAGCTTTTTGCTCGGCTACAGTAGCTTTTCTGCTAGCTTTTCCAGCTTCAGTTCTAGCCTGTTCTGTTAATCGTCTTTGTAAATCAGCGGTTTGTTCTCTAGCTTTAGCGCCTAATTTAAAGGATTCTGGAATGATAGAAAACTTGTCAACGCCTAAAGTCTTTCCTAAAGCTCCTACACCTTTAACAGCCATCTGCGCACCTTTAGCAGCAGCAGCTTCACCAAATGGCGCAAGTACCATGCCTGTATAACGCTCCGAAGGAGGTATTTTCTCAAGCTGGCTTTCAATCTTTTGTTCTTCACGCTCTGCTCCAGCAATACGCTTACCTAAGTATTTAGGGCTTGTAACCATGCCAATAAATGCTTGCTGTGGAGTAATCGCAAAACCCTTTTCCATCATTGGGAACTGTTGTTTTGTCGAAAGTAAGGCAGCTTCAGCAATCTTTCTTGGTCGCAAAGTAAATCCTGGCTCTCTTACCTCACCCTCTTGCGGTCTAATTTCTTCAGGAGAGTAGATAGTTTCTTGCTCTGGAGCTTTTCCAGATACCTCTGATAGCTTTAGCGGTTTTGGCTCTGCGCTGACTTCCGATAATTTCATCGTATCTCCTCAACATCTGGGTCATCAGGATTGTTAGGATCAAGTCTAGTTACTTTATATTTTTTACCATCACGCCCAGTAATTTGCTGTCCAACGGTGTATTTTTGTGGTTTAGGAGCTGCTGGAGTAGCGTGAAGAACAAAAGATTGAAAGTCAACTTGAGAAAATACCGCCTTCGGAGCGTTATACAGGCATGGTACTTGCACCATTTGGTGAAGCTGCTGTTGCTAAAGGTGCGCAGATGGCTGTTAAGGGCGCTGGCGCTTTGGCGAAAACCCTAGGAGTAGATAAATTTTCTGTTATCCCAGAATCATTTAAATTGGGAGCTAAAGCCAGAGAGCAGACCGCTGAATTACAAAGACGATTGACCGAACAGGCTGGATCTGAAGCTGGCATTGCTGGTCAAAAAGCTACTTTAGCTGAACAAAGGGCTGGCGCAGCCGAAACTACCGCACAGCGCCAAGCTAGACAATCTGAATTAGTAGCTAGAAATTTGCCTGGTATGCGTACAGTTCAAGAAGCTGGTCGATTCAAGCCTATTGCCCAGACTACTCAAGAGATTGGTGATGAGATCCGTGGATCTACTACCCGTGTCTTGGATAATCTTAAAGCTAGGCGAGAAGCAAATGCACAAACACTAAAGCAAGATGCTTTTGGCAATGCGTTTCAGCGTGAAGCAGCGGGAGAAACAATACAGTCCACCAAGGCTTATGACGATGCTTTGCAAGAGATTGACACTATGATTAGAAACCCAGTTACGGGTTTAACTAGCGCTCCAGTCGATGAGATTGCTGGTCAGTTAAGAAAGATTCGTGGCTTCCT